CTTCGCGAACGGCTCGACCCTGCGCCCGCACCCGCCGAGCGAGTCGGCCATGCACGGCAAGCAGTCCGACCGCAACGACATTGACGAGGCATGGGACTTCACCGACGCCGAGGGTCGCAACCTGATTCAGGCGATCGGCCCGACGCAGCTGACGCGGCCCGGCGCGCAAACGTGGATCTGGTCCGCCGGCGGCACCGCTGATTCGACCTGGCTGGCCGAGCTCGTCGCTCGCGGCCGCGCCGGCGACCCCGATATGGCGTACTTCGAGTGGGGCATTCCCGACGACGCGGACCCCGACGACCTGAGCATCATCGCCGAGCACCACCCAGCGGTCGGGCACACCGTCACTCGCGGGTCGCTGCGTGCCCTGCGAACCACGTTCGGCGACGACGTCGCTGGCTGGGCGCGCGCCGGCGGCAACCGGTGGACCGAGGTTATCGGCGGCGCGATCCCCGCCGAGCTGTGGAAGGCGGCGAAGTACTCCGACCCGATCCCGGCCGGCGCCGACGTCGGCTACGGCGCGGCGACGTCGGCCGACCGCACCGAGACCGTCGTGGTCGCGGCCGCGCTCGTCGACGGCCTGGTCGTCGGCGAAGTACTCGACGTCATCACCAACCCCTACGGCGCAGCACCCCGCGTCGCGAAGTGGGCCACCGACGGACCGCTCGCCGTCGACAGCCGAGGTCCGTCCGCCTCCCTGGCTGATGCGCTCTCAGACTTCCCGGCCCTCATGTCCATCGGCACGGCCGAGGCCACGGCGGCCACGGCCAACTTCGTCGACGGTCTCACCGCCGGCGTCATCAAGGCGCGCCAACACCCCTCGCTCGACGACGCGGTGAAGGTGGCTGTCAAACGCCAGGTTGCCGACGGCGCGTTCCTCTGGGCCAGGCAGTCAGCCGGCGCGTCCATCGCTGCACTCGAGGCATTCGGCCTGGCGGCGTTCGCCGTCGGGCACCGACCCACCCCCTACGGCAAACCAGTACTCGACTTTGGAGGAGACGAATGATCCGTTTCGACAAGTCAGACCGCGACGTCCTCGCGGTCTGCAGCTGCGGCTGGCGGCACCACGCCGCCGGGCTCACCATCCAGGCATCGCAGGCCAAGGCAGACGCGGCCGCGCACGCCCACATCGGCGGCCCGGCCCACAACGTCGACGAGCTCGAGCGCCGCCAGGCGATGAACACGATCGGCAAGCGAGCGACACGCCGCAATTGAGTTCCTGCGCCCCAGTGTCCGCACTGTGCTGAGCATTGAGTATGTGGGTATCTGGAGCACGCTAGTCAAAGGCACCGCCGAGGTCGGCCGTGTCTCGGCCGCGATCCCGCCCATGCCGGCCCCTCGTAGCGACCCAGCCAACTTCCCGATCGCGTCGCCCTGGTCCTCGTCGGACCTCGCTCGCCTGGTCTACGACGACGTGTTCCCCGGCGAGCGCCCGATCAACTCCCGCGCCGCCGGTATGCGCGTGCCGGCCGCAGCTCGAGGCGTCAACTTCCTCAAGGTCACCGGCTGCCGGCTCGCCATGAACGCCTACGAGGACGGCCAGCTCGTCCCGCAGTACCGGCCCGGCATCGTCTACAACACCGGCACCGCCACCAGCTGGCAGCTGCGCAACGCGTGGACCATCGACGATCTGATCTGGTACGGCTGGTCGTGCTGGTGGGTCACCCGCGACCCGGTCACCGGATACCCGACCGCCGGCGATCGACTCGACCAGGCGGCCTGGACGATCAACGACGACAACAAGGTCGAGGTCAACGGCGTCGAGGTCAACGACGACCAGGTCATGCTCTTCCCCGGCATCACCCAGGGTCTACTGACCGACGCGTGTGACACGCTGCGCCGCGCGCGCCGCCTCTACGAGATCGTCGACGAGCGCCTCGAGTCGCCCACGCCGCCGATCGACCTCCACCAGGTCAAGGGCGAGAGGCTGACGCCCGACGAGCGCAAGGAGCTCGTCGACTCCTGGCGCGCTGCTCGCAAGGCCAAGGGCGGTTCAGCCGTCGGGTACACCAGCGAAGAGATCGAGGCCAAGGTGCTGTCCGGCTCGAGCAGCGACGAGCTGCTGATCGAGGCGCGCAACGCCGCCCGCCTCGACGTCGCCAACCACCTTGGCCTGTCCGCGTCGAAGCTCGACGCCACCGCGCCCAAGGCGTCACTGAACTACGAGACCACCCAGGGCACCGACCAGTCGGCCATCGACTACGACCTTGCCCTCTACCTCACGCCCATCTCTGCGCGCCTCAGCCTGGACGACTGCGTTCCGCCCGGCATCAGCATGGAGTTCGACCTGAGCGCGGTGCAGGACTGAACATGAACCGACTCTCGCGCATCACCGCCAACGACGCCGCAGAGGCGCTGTCCCTGGTCGCTGGCACCATCACCGCCAGCGCCTCGAGCCGCACGCTCAGCGGCCAGCTCGTCGTCTACGGCGTCCCCGGCCGCACTTCGGCTGGCCTGCTCAAGGTCGCCCCCGGCGCGCTGCAGTTCCCCGAGGACCTGACGACCGTGATCCTGACCAAGGAGCACAACCGCGAGGAGTCTCGCGGTCACCTGGTCAGCATCGAGCACGTCGACGACGGAATCCGCGCCACGTTCAAGGTGGCCGACGGCCCCGAGGGCGACGCCGCGCTGCGCGAGGCCCAGGACAAGAGCCGGCGCGGCCTCTCGTTCGACATCGTCGACGGCACCCTGCAGGGCGACACGATCACAGACGCCCGCGTCATCGCCGGCGGCCAGGTCGGAATCCCCGCCTACGACGGTCTCTACATCGACCAGATCGCCGCTTCCTACAAGACCCCCGCACCACCAACCACAGGAGATCGCATGACCAAGGCACAGCGCGCCCGACTCAAGGAGCTCAGCGCCAAGAAGGACCTGACCGCTGACGAGCAGGCCGAGAAGGCGAAGCTCACCGACCTCGCCGTGGCCGACGCCACCAGCGACGACCAGCCGGACGACGCGCCGGCCGACGACAAGACCGACAAGGACGACGCGCCGGCCGACGACAAGACCGACGTCAAGGCGTCGCTGTCCGGCGGCGTGCCGCCTGGCGTCCCGAGTGGCAAGAAGAAGGACGCCAAGGACGACGGCAACGCGTTCGATCGCTTCGTGAGCGACGTCACCGCGGCGTACCGCGAGGGCAAGCCGCAGCTGGCGATCACGGCCGCGCTCGCTGACGTGACCTACGCCCAGCACGGCGGCATCATCCAGCAGCCGGCCTGGTCCGGCGAACTGTGGTCCGGCGTCGACGAGGAGCCCGAGTTCACCAACCTCCTCAACGCCGGCACCATGACGCAGCTGGCCGGCGAGGGCTGGCGCTTCGTGACCAAGCCGGTGATCCAGGACTACGCCGGCAACAAGGTCGCCATTCCGACCACGACGATCTCGACCGAGCGGTCGCCCTGGGTCGGCTCGCGCATGGCCGTCGGCAACGACTTCGACCGCGCGTTCTACGACTTCCCCAACGAGGACCTGATCCGGTCCTATGCGGAGTTCGTCCGCAAGTCGTGGGTCATGAAGCTCGACGAGAAGGTGCGCGACTACATCTTGGCGCACGCGATCCCGGCCGCCGGCGTTCCTGCCCAGCCCACGCTGCTCAAGGCGGCCGCGAAGATCGTCCGCACGCTCAAGCGACGCAACGTCGGCAAGGCGACGTACATCATCGCGAACGACGACGACTACGACACGCTCATGGACATCAGCGTCAACGACGTGCCGGCGTTCCTCGAGCTCTTCGGCATCGACCCGAAGAACTTCATTGCCTCGCCCGACGTCCCGCAGGGCACCGTCCTGGGCGGCGTCAAGCAGGCCGCCACGGTCCGCACGCTGCCGGGCTCCCCGATCCGCGTCGACGCGCAGCACATCGCCAACGGCGGCATCGACACGGCGTTCTTCGGCTACTGGGCGATCGAGGAGCACAACGACAACGGCATCGCCACGGTCGAGTACACGGCCCCGGTCGCTCCGTGACGATCACCGTCGTCCCCCCGGTGGCAGGACTCCCTGAGGGTCCTGCCACCGAGGCGACCGTGAAGGCCAACCTCAACATCGCCCTGGACGACACGGCCGACGACAAGCGCCTCGAGCTGACCATCAACGCGGCCAACTCCGTCGTCGCCGCGCTGCCCTTGGTTGCCGACCTCAGCGCCGACGTCGACGAGTGGCCAGGCCGGATCGTCCTGGGCGCGACGCTGCTCGCGTCCAGGTGGTTCAAGCGCAGCAACTCACCCGCCGGCGTCGTCGACCTGGGCGGCGAGGCCGGCGTGGTCTACGTCCAGCGCAACGATCCCGACATCGGCATGATGCTCGGTCTCGGTGCCTACGCGCGGCCGTCGGTCGGCTGATGGACCTCAAGGCCAGCCGCCAGGCCGTCCTGGACGCCCTCGAGCCGGTCGAGCTCGCCGGCAAGAAGCTGCGCGCCGTCACGAAGCTCGAGGACGTCAACCCGCCGTGCGTGTACGTCGCCCTGGAGTCGATCGACCACTACAACTTCGGCGGCGAGATCGTCTGGCGGCTTTACCTGGTCGCGCCGAACACCGACGAGGACCGCGCCGTCACGCAGCTGCAGGACCTCCTCGAGGCCGTGCTGCCCGTCGTCTCGCCGGCGGCACCCACCGAATACGTCGGGCTGCCCACACCAGAGCAGTCGCAACCCCTCCCCGCCCTGCTCGTCCGCATCAGTCACACCGTCTGAAAGGCACTCAATCATGGAAAGCTACACAGTCGGACCCGGCTCTCTCGTCTTCGGGGACCCCGGCTCGCCGCAGGAGATGGCCGCGCAGATCACCAAGGCCACCCTGGTGCCCAAGGTGGACACCGGCGACGACATCCCGGTTCTCTCCGGCGGGGTTGTATCCGGTGAGCGCACCTACACGTGGACCCTGTCCGGCGAGTTCCTGCAGGACCTCGCTGACACGGGCATCACCACCTGGACGTACGACAACGCCGGCGTGTCGCTCCCGTTCACGTACGTCCCCAACAGCGCCAAGGCGCGCCACGTCGCGGGAACCATCATCGTGGACCCCACGACCATCGGCGGCGACGTCAAGTCCAAGGCGCGGTCCGACTTCGAGTTCTCCGTGGTCGGCACCCCGGCCATTGGTGACGTCGGTCCCTGATGGCCACCGGAAGCGTGCGGGTTGAGGGTGGCCGCGAGCTGCGCGCCACCCTCAAGGAGGCCGGCCACGACCTGACCGACCTCAAGGACACCCACCGCGAGGCCGCCGAGCTCGTCATTCACGCCGCCAAGCCGCCCAAGAAGTCCGGCCGTCTCGACGCCAGCGCGCGGGCGGCCGGCACGGCCACGGCGGCCATCATGCGCTGGGGTGGCTCGCGGGTCCCGTACGCCGGCCCGGTGCATTTCAAGCGGACCATTCACCACCCTCAAGGGCAGCCGTTCGGCACCGAGGCCGCACAGCGAACCGAGCCCACCTGGATCGGCCTCTACGAGGACCGCATCGAGCACATCATCGGCACCATCGAAGGAGACTGAACGACCATGCAGCGCCAGGAATTGCTTGTCGAGCTGAACGACGGCTCAGAGCACCACGTCATCATCGGCAACCCGTCACTCGTCGCGTTCGACCGCACCAGGGCGGCCCGCAAGTGGCCCACGACCAAGGAGGCCCCGGTCTTTTGGGCCACGTTCGTCGCGTGGCACCAGATGAAGGCGCAGGGGCTCGTGTCGTGCGACTTCCAGAAGTTCGAGACCGAGGTTTGCCAGGGCATCGAGTTCGTCAACACCAAGAAGAAGGGCAAGAAGGGCAAGAAGGTGGACCCTACCCGGCCGACAGCCGAGCCCGACTCCTCGTCTCCCTCGCCCTCGCTGTCGGCCCCATCAGCCCTGCCGGAAACCCCTGGTTCTCCGAACCCGACGACGCCCTGATATCGACCGCCCTCGACCTACTGGAAGAGGCGGCCGCCGAGAAAAGCGACGAGAGAGACGAGTGAGAGACCATGGCCAAGACCGCGATTCTGTCCATCAAGATCATCTCTGACGCCAAGAACGCCGCTAAGGGCATGGACGACACCGCCAAGCAGGCGGAGAAGATGGGCAAGTCCACCGAGCAGGCGTCGAGCCGCATGGACGCCATGGCCGAATCGTCCGACCGGGTGGCCTCCAAGGGTGCCCAGGCGGCCGGCGCGCTGTCTGGTCTTGGTGACCTGGTCGGCGGGCCGTTCGGCAGCGCCATGGTCGTCGGCGGCACAGCGATGCAGGCCGCAGCTGACTCCGGCGACCTGCTGAACGTCGTCACCGAGTCCAACATCATCAAGACCGCGAGACAGACCGTCGTCACCACGGCCAACACTGTCGCCACCAAGTCAGCGGCCGTGGGGCAACGGCTCCTGAATGCGGCCATGCGGGCCAACCCGATCGGCCTCCTGATAACAGCGATCACAATCGCTGTCGGGTTGTTCGTGCTGGCCTATAAGCGAAGCTCTACCTTCCGCGGAATCGTGCAGGCCACTGGTCGAGCCGGCGCGGCGGCGATCGGGTGGATCATCGACAAGGGGAAGTCTCTTGTGTCGTGGTTCGGCAAGCTCGGCCCCGCTGCCACCAAGGGCAAGGACATCGCGGTCGGCGCGTTCAAGCTCTACACGAAGCCGATCGACATTCTGATCGACCTGATTAAGAAGGTCATCGGGTGGATTAAGAAGATCAAGTTCCCGAGCCCGCCCAAGTGGCTGTCCAAGGTCGGCGGGTTCGTCGGCCTCGGTGGCGGCGACGATGGACCCCAGGCTCCTGGTGGCTCGGTCCCACCAGGTGGGCGCGGCGGTCCCGGCGGCGGCGGGTTCATGGTCCCCCTCGGCGGCGGGACCGCAGGTGTCACCGTTCAGATCAACTTCAACGGCCTGGTTGGCGACAAGGTCGAGGCAGGCCGCCAGGTCATCGCCGCGCTCAAGTCGGTCGGCATCGTCGCAGGTGTGAAGTCGTGACCCTCGCACGCCCGGTCTACAAGATCACGCTGACCAACGTGACGCAGGGATGGACCCGCACCGTCACCGCCGGCGACGAGGTCGACCCCGAGGCCGACGACTACCTCCTCGACGGCCTCAAGGTCAGTTGGGGCATCCCTGAGAACGCCTACCCCGGTCCGCTCGAGCCGGACGAGTTCTCGTTCGGTCTGTTCGCACGTACAGCCGCGCTGATGCCCAAGGTCGGCCGAGGCGACATCTTCACGGTCAGCCTGGTCCGTCCTAAGGTCCCCACCGACGTCGTGTACGTCGAGACCGGCGGCCGCGCTCGACTGATCAGCCTGGTGCAGCTGCCAGGCAAAGGCGTGTTTGTGTACGTGACCGTTTCAGACTTCATGGCTGACGCGGCCTCGAACACGATCACCTACCCGACGGCGCTGCCGTACCAAGACTTCGCGATCAACCGGCTGACCGACCTCGCCAGGCGCGCAGGCTTCAACCTGCGCGACACGCTCGGCGGCGACAGCTGGCCGGCGGGCTACCCTGCCACCGTCCTGCAGGGCAAGTCGGTCGCCGAGGCGCTCAACGAAGTGGCCTACTCCTGGCACCTGCAGGGACGCAGAGTCCGCTGGGACTGGCTGCCCTACCAAGGCCCCGGCCTCGACCCGCTGATCATCTTCGACCCCGACAGCCCGATCTACTACTACCTGTCCACCAATTGGGCCACCGACACCAGCATCGCCCCATACGCTCTGCAGCGCGTCGGCGGCATCACGTCGGCCATCATGGTCGCCAACCCCTACGTCAACACGCAGACGATCACACTCGACGCGGCCAAGCTGCAGCTGCCGGCCGAACGCAGCCAGGACGCGCCCAGCTCACCGAACCGAGTCGAGATCGAGCACCCCACAACCGCCGGCGACGGGTCGACCGTAATCGAACGCTACGAGTACCCGGCCCTCGTCCAGTCCCAAGGCCCCATCGTCCGCTCAATCACCGCCCAGGACGCCAAGGACACCGCGACAACCTGGGACGCCACCGTGCCAGGCCAGGGCTCGCAGTATCTACCCAAGCCGCAGTACGCCGCCGGCGGCTGGTCGTTCCCAGACCTGACCATCGAGCTCGGCGATCGCATGGGGTACACCGACGCCGAGGTCGACCTGTACGCGCACATGTTCTACCCGCACAAGCGCGAGAGCAGCCCGATCGGCCGGCCCCTGGTGATCCTCAACATCGACGAGGAAACCAACGTCGACGGCCTGGGCGCGATCGGCAACCTGATCGGCGCATCGTTCCAGGCGTCCGACGGCCGCATGACGATCTCGCCCCGCGTGAAGCCCTGGAACACCGACACGGTCATCGGCGCCGGCCGCCCGATCACCTGGGAAGAGCTCGCCGCGCTGCCGCTGATCGCCCCGACCACCTGGAACACGATCGACCCCGATCTGACCTGGAACGACTTCCGACTCATCGGCAACTGAAGGAGCAACCATGGCAACGACCACCACGCGCGGCTACCCCAAGCCCGAGCCCGCCGACCCCATCAAGGACGGCGCGACCACCGTCGCCGCGCTGGCGGACTCGATCGAGTCGAAGGTGAAGCAGCTGCAGTCGGGCACGGTCACGCTCGACATCATCACCGTCGGCGTCGCGGCCAGTGTGACGGTCAACTTCCCCACCCCCTTCCCCGCCGGCGTCACACCACAGTGCTTCGCCGGCCCCATCACGTCGCAGTCGACGCGCCAGGTCTGGGTCACCGGCAGGACCAACACCAGCATCACCATCGCCGGCATCAACACCGCGACCAACGCGGACATCGTTATCGACTGGTTCGCCCGAGGATAAGGAGCAACACCATGGCAACTCTGTATGCGCCCGGCACATCGGGCATCGGCACGCGCGAGCGCGCCAAGGCATGGATCGGCAAGCGGTTCGCGCCCGGCTGGTGCCTCTACTGGTGCCTGACGCAGGTCTTCAAAGTCCCCGGCCTGGGCGACTACGACCACGACGGCGCAGCTGACGCCGAGGACTACTGGAAGGCCGCCAAGAAGCGCGGCAAGGTCCTCGAGACGTCCGACCCCAAGAGGATCCCCGCCGGCGTGCTGATCA